GTTGACTTCAATATCTGCATCAATCAGACGATGCAGAGAATGATAGGTGGTGAAGATAATAACATTCTCACCAGCAGTACGTGCAGTGTTAGCAAACAAATGAATCTTTGAAGGATTAGTGCTGCTAAAATGATGAGTCTCACCACTATGAACATGCATAATGTGAGTGTGAGAAGTATCAATCAACTCAAGAAACTCACTGCAAAGTTGTTCTGCAAGAAGAATACGTGGAGCAACAACAACAAAAGTCTGACCTTGATTGGACATTTCCATGTTAGTGATTGCATCTTCAATCATGCAAATGGTCTTGCCACCACCAGTCGGGATGACAACCTTACCTTTATTGTTATCCCACATCGCATTGACTGCTTCTTTCTGATGGGGACGCAAGGTAATGGTCAAGTGCTCTCCTGTTCGGTATGAAGTTATTATAGCAGAAAACCGTCCCCAGTGCGACCTGGTAGACGGTTCTTAAAGTGTCTTATAAAAGCTTAGTCTCTCATCTCCAACCCAGACAAAGGTAGTCTACAGGGTTTTTAGAGTCTTGTCAAGTATCTCCTTTTGATTTGCATCCAAAAAATGATGTAATAGCATATCTTCCCCACCCATCATAGTAATCACTATTTTTTATAGAGACTTTTTTAACCCCATGTTCAACCCATCCAGGCATTATGATCATAGAGTTATTCTTACATTCATATTCATAATCATATTTTGGAAATATTAATTCTCCACCACTAAACTTCTTTGGTTCTTTATAAAAATATGAGAATGCAAGAAACTGCATAGAACTATCAGTATGTGGATCATAATGTTCATCATCATGATAATATCTAATTTTTGTAATATCCCAATTGGATAAACTTGCAATAGAACAACAATCACTAATACCTGCAAATACGTTTATAATTTCTTCCTTGAATAATTTTCGATTTACTGTTAAAATATTTGATATATTTCTATAATTTACTCCTTCCCGTTTAGAGTAGTCATTGTATAAACTATCTAAAAGTATTGCATGAGAATTTGTTCTATCAATAATTCCACCATAATCCTTTGCTTCTAAAAGTTTTCCGGGTTTTGTATAATATTTTAATTCTTCCCAGATTAACTCCAATTCTTCTTCATTATAAAAATTTTCTATAATTAAATGTGGAAATGGGTATTCAAATACCGTTGCCGTCAAAGTTTCATTTTTCATATCAAAAATTTAAATTTATTTATTGAACTCCAGTTCCTGCTGATTGAGATCCATAAACATTACCGGTAATGGTTGGAAGTGTTATTCCATTTGATGTTGTAATTGAATATCCATTAATTCCTCCTTCCCTTCTAGTAAATCCTGGGGCTTTACCTCCATCTCCACCTTGTGTTGCTGACCCATTAGATGCTCCTCTATTTCTTCCTGCTGCTCCAAAAGTTCCATATGTGGCACCTCCACCACCTCCACCACCTCCAATAGCTCCTTCTTCTGTTGCACCATCTCCACCATTGCCACCATCAAATGTAGATCCATTTTCTCTGCCATTACCATATCTACCAGCAGTTCCGAATGGTATTCCAGCTCCACCACCTCCACCAGCTCCGGTGGTATCTTCTTCTCCCTCTATATCACCAGATCCTCCGGCACCTCCACCACCTCCACCTTGTACTATGCCACCATCTTGGACATTTATTGAATTGACTTGATACTGAAGTCCGATTGCACTTGTTCCATTTCCTCCATCCGTATGATTTTCTCTTCCCTCACCAGCACCCGCACCACCATTGCCACCGGCACCAGAAACAACTGCCTCATAACCAATTTCAATATTTAAATCTGTTCCACTATTCCAACCAGCACCTGTCCTTAAAGCGCATGATTCTCTTGCACCTTGAACACTCCCAAGTGTACTTGAAACATGAATGATTACTTTTGTTCCACTACTATTTGCCGGTTTATCTCTAAACTCTCCAATCACAGTAACTTCTGTATCACTATTATATCTCAATCTTGCCTCATCAGGTCGATTTTCATCAGTTGAATAATGAACAACAACATTTAATTTTTTACCATAAAAATCACTAAATCTAATCTGTCCAGATGAGGGTATACCATTATCTAATGGTATATTAGTCATATCCCCAATGTTTTGAGATACTCTATAAGAACCTATTTTGTTGTTAGTTGATTCTCCAAATTCATTTCTAATATTTGTAAATGTAATTTGACCCGATGATTGTAGTGCCATAACTTTATGCTACAGTTGCAATACCTACCCAAGAAGTCCCATTATAAAGTTCTAATCTTTGATTTGTTACATTATAAATTAATGCACCTTCAGTGAGAGTAATTGAAAAATCATCTCTTTCTGTCGTACTGACTTTTGGTGGAATTATAAATCTTTTTTGTACAACACCAGCATTTTCAAAATCTACAGCAGAATTTGGTGCTGTTGTACCAACTCCAATATTTGCACCAAAAATAGCATCATCAGTATCAACATTTAATGAAGTAAACGTTGCAGCAGCACCAGTCACATCATTAAAAGATGATGTTCCAGTCAATGCAGTTACATTTCCAGTCACATCTCCAGTTACATTTCCAGTAAATGAACCTGAAGTTAAAATTAGATTTCCATCTAGAGTTATATTAGAATTAAAGTATGCATTACCACTAAATGTTGATATTCCTTGAACACTTAGTTTATGTGATGGATTTGTGATACCAATACCAAGATTTCCACTACGAGTAAGTGTCATTAATGGATTATTGGACCCACGTAACCACATAAAATAGTTGTTTACTCCATTATTATCAATATATGAATTAAAGTTTCCATTTCCTTGATTTATAATGTCCAAAGAATCGGAAGAACTGTATACATATGTCCCAGTAACATTTCCAAATTTTATTAAAGCATTATTATTATTCGTATCTGTATATGATGTACTTCTTCCAATTGCAATTATTGACTCATTTTGGTCACTTGTGATCTTTAAAATTGATTTGTCACTTCTACGTATATGTTGCTCATAAGTTGTATCATCAGTTCCAATACCAATAGAATCTGATGCAGTAATGCTCGGAGAAGATATTGTTGAAGAATTATCAATATTTGTAGTTTTTAGTGTAGATATGGTTGCGATACCACTAATATTGATATTAGTACTAGTTATATTTCCACTATTATTAATATTTGAAGAAGTTACATCATCAACTACAATAATTGGATTGCCGGTTAATCCTGTCGCATCTCCATTCAAATCTCCATTAAATGTAGTTGCAGTAATATCGGTAACAGAAATAATTTCTGGCAATCTCGCATTATCAATAGTTCCGGTTAAGTTTACTGCATCTAATGATCCATTAAATGTAGTTGCAGTAACTAAACCGGTGACATTTACATCACCATAAACATTAAATTCTGGATCTGATGCACCAGGACTTATTGTTGTATTAATGCCAAGTTTTGATGTGGTATGAAACCCTACACCACCATTATCGGTAATAAATGTTGTGCGAGCATATCCAATTAGATTATCAACTAAGTCTGAATTTCCTATCTGTAATTGTGCTACTGTGAGAGCAGCACCAATTTGTACATTATTTGCATACAAGTAATTAACATTTGTATCACCAATAACATCCAAATTTTGTGTCAAATATGCGTTTGATGCAGTTACTAAACCTGTTACTCTACTATTACCATAAACATTTAATTCATAATCGGAAGGGGAAGACGTTCCAATTCCGACCAAACCATAGGGATTGATTACAAAATTATCATTATCAACTTGAAGTCCAGATCTAAAATTAAATGACTTTCTAATATTTGCCATTATTATAAGCTTTAGAGTTATTTATCGGATAATTTTTGCTCAAGGTTTTCTAACTTATTGTCAAGTTCTTTGATTGCTTCAATTAGCAGTGGAACCAGTTTCTCATATCGAACTGCCTTATATCCATTATCTCTCGTTGTGACAATTCCTGGAAGTCCCAGAGATTCAACTTCTTGTGCAATAACACCAGTATCACTTCCTTCTTTATTGGAGTTACTATTCCAATCAAAAGTATTACCACTAATAGAAAGAACTTTAGAAAGAGGATCTTCAATTACTTCAATATTATCTTTTAGTCTTTCGTCGGAAGAGAAGAATGCGATAAGATCTCCAATAAATCTACCCTCTCCATCAACTTCAACATCACCAGCAAATGTATGAGTTCCTATTCCATTTACATCTAAATTGCCAGAAACAACAACTACCCCGTTTGCTGAATTAAGTGCTAAATCTCCCGAAACTGTGTCAATTGTATTATCATCGGAAATTGCAATTTGAATATTGCCAAAGGTTCCACCAGCACCAATAAATCCACCTGTACCTGCATTAAAGTTTCCATTACCAATAATTTGACCAGATAGAGAAAAATCACCACCAACGTAAAAATCACCTCCGGTTGTTGTGATGCCACCACCGGATGCTAACTGAACAGCACCAACAATATCAAGATCGTTGGAAACATTAAGATCTCCACCAACATTAAGGTCACTGCCAATACCAATACCACCAGAAACTACAAGTGCTCCTGATGTTGGACTTGTGGAATCGGTTTCATTAGTGATTCTAACTTTATTTGTTGATTTTATTTCGCCATTGAATGTAACTGGTCCATCAAATTGTGAAAGAACTTGTCCAGAATCACCACCTTCAACAACTAATCTTTCTTTAATTGTAATCTCATCAAAAACTGCACTTAGTCTTGATGGATCTTCGCCAGTGATTGTTGGAATTGGAGTATCAAATGTTGTTTCTTCACCGGTCGCAGAAGATTTCTTCTGATTTCCAATAAAGAAGTCACCTTTATTATTCATACCAGTATAAACAACAATACCACAAGATCTTTCCTGTGCTTGTGATAAGAACTCTTCTCTTTCTGTGAGTGTTTTATCCTGAACTTGTGGAAGTGCAGTCGAATAATTACCTGGACCATATCCAAGATACTCAAAAGTATGTCCAGAAGCACGAATAATTGATGGTCTACGGAATTCAACTGCAGGAACTTTAATTTTCTTGATTAATGAATTTTCTAAATGTGTTGTTGCTTTTGTTGCAAGTGCTCCACGAATTACTGTAATCTTATTACTACTAGGTCCTGTGAGAGTATTACTTGAAACTCTCATAATCTCGTCATCAACCTGAATATAAGTTCCAAGTGGGAATCTCTCTATAACACCATCATTAGGTCCACTTACAGAGAATGATGTTGATGTACTATTAATTCCACCAGACTCAATAAGAGTTAATGTTTCTCCGTCAAAGAGAGTAAATGCTCTCTCTTGAAGATTTTCATCCGATTTATTAGATGATGCATTGTTAGATGATAATGCATGTTTGAGAATACGACCAGATGCTGCTCCAACACCACCAGAGACAGTAAATGTATTAACATCAACCACAGTATCTACAATGTAATCACCCACATTATTGTTGCTACCATCAATTGATCTAAACTTATTACCAACAGCCAATCCATGTGCCGTTGCAGTAATAGTATCTCCAGAAGCAGTAAATGCAGTTGAAGGTGCGGTAATCAATGCATAATGATCTGATGTGATTACGGGGTCTCCGGTTGTTCTTGCAATTGAAACACTATTTCTTGCCGTTACACCAGTAATACGATGATATGTATCGGTTGATGTTCCAACACCAGTAAATTGAATAACTTGTCCAACAGGGGAAGAAATTCCACTTGCTGCAACAGTAAAGGTGCTATTATTTCCTGTACCAATTACTCCAGTATCTAAGTAATATGTTCCGTCAGAATAATTGGATCCTTTGTTAATTATTTCTACAGATCCAATATTCCCACCAGATTGAATGACAACTTTTGCTGTTGCCCCTTTCCATTGAGTAAGACCCACATTATCATAAAGTTTTACATTATAATAAGTTCCTGGAGTAAATCCAGATGTTGATCCTGCAACGGAACCTGTAACAATACCGGCAAAACTATGCTCTCTATCAAAAACAATTGTTGGTGAAGTTGTTGTTGGATTTGTAACACTAGATATCTTAAGTCCTGTACCTAATGTTTTCAGTAACAAATCAGCACTTTCTCTTGTAATACTCTTTTTAAGATCACTCGTCTGAACTTCTCCGATTGGAGACCTTAGTGCATAAGTTTTTGCAGAAGTTGGATTGTCATTAATATTATCTCTATCAAGTTGTGGATATAAATCAGTTACATTTTGACTATACTTAAGATTTGTAAATTCATTTTGAATTGCATTATTCGAATTTAGTACATAAATGTGATAAACACCATTCGAATCTCCATCACTATATTCGGAAATAACTTCATTTCTATAAATATAGAGATTTGATTTGAAATCATTTCTCTCAAATCTTGGAGAAGATGTCGATCTATTATGTACATCATTTGTAAATGATGCCCCTGGTGTCAATGTTGTTGTATAGGTGAATGTTATATCATCAACAACAGTTACATCGTAAGTTCCATTATATCCTTTATCAATTAATCCATCAGTATTTGAAGAGTCTGTGACATTCTTAATAATAACAGAATCTCCTGTTTGTAAATTATGAGGAATTTCTGTGGTAATTGTTACTGTTGGTGATGAGAATGTGCAGTTACTAATAAATCTTGGATTACGATTCCAATCATAATTGCTTGAATCAATACTAGATCCACTTGTAAATGCGATGACTTCTGCTGCACTTACATATCCAGTTGTACTAGATTCTTGTAGAATAAATCCTGGTTCTGGTGACTTTGCATTTCCCAATTGACTTGGAACTACAACTCTAATTTTATAGATTTTTTCATCTAAACTGCGAGTATCTGCAATTCTTTTGATTACAGTCGGTTCTGTTGCACCGGAACCAGAAACTACTCCAATTGTATTTCCAATCGCACTTACATTAATATACCACTGACCTGCACTAGAATCCCATTGAACTGGGTGTCCCAAATCTCCCGCAACTTTATCAGAAACTCTTGTGATTATTTTTAAATTTGTACCACCACTTACAGTAATTGCAGATTCTGATGTTGCTTCTGCTTCTGATGCTGCAAGTTTTATTGTTGTACTATTAGGAGCAATTGCATAATAAACAGTATTCGTTCTCAAATTCTCTGACAAATCTCCATCATCACTGATAATGATGACCTTTTCTCCGGTAGTTAAGTTGTGTGTTCCTCCACCAGAAACTGTAAATGTATTTGTTACGGGAGATCCAACAGAATATTCTTCAAACGATGATGCTCCACTTGTTGGCATCACAATATCTGCCGAATCACTTCCAAGATAAAGTTTGTCCCCTACCTTTGCACCAATCCTAAAACCTTGTGTGAGAGTTGGTGGTTTTACATCTTCAGATTCAAATCCAAATAAGTAAAGTTTTGTTGTTGTATTAGATGCACCTTTATCAATTGTCAGCCAATCAATATCTTCTTCTGCAGATTCGATTGTTCTTGGAGGAATAATATGAGTAATAAATGCTTTATCGTCCTTCCCAAATGCCTCTTTCTTAAATCCATCGGCAATCAAGGACAATTGACCAAAGTTAGAGTTTGAGTTTGTTACAGAAGCATCTCCACCACTTTCGACGGCAAAATGCTTATTATATCCAATTGCAAAAACAGAAACAATCTGAACAATTGCATCATTTGCAATCTTAATATGAGTCTGTTCCCATCCTTTTCTATAGATGGCATCAGAATCTAAATGATAAGGTGTTCCTGTCGATGAAGAATTTTTTGATAATGTAGAACCACTCTGAACTGTGCCAGCAGAATAGAAGGTATTCTCATAAATTCTACTTGATGCATTATACTTCACAAATGCTCTGTCGTCTTTCTGAAGAGATACTCCAGTGAATTGTGCAACAACCATTGAACGGAAACCAGTTGCCTTGCTTCCATCCGCGTGCATTCCGTTCATGCCCCATACAGAACGCATAGAGATATTGAAGATGTAAGGAGAAGCACCAGAAACAGTATCTGTTTCGACCGTTACTTGTCCAGTAGTAAACACTCCTGATGGTATGAGTGCAGGATCTTCTGATACTGTATAGAAAAATGTATTATCATCATCTACATCAATATCTGTAACTCTTGTTGATATATCAAATCCAGTTTGATCAACATCAGTAATACGAATTGGTGTTCCTATGTTTAGTCCATGAGGTTCTACTGTGGTAACAGTAATAGTTCTTGAGGGTACTATACCATCACCAGATTTAATTGTTGCAATATTGATAGGATCTGAAGCAAATGCTCCAACAATTTCATATTCTGGTCTTCTTGATGTAAATCCAAGTGGATTTGATGGATATCTATCATCAGAATCAACTTCTCTTCCAGAACCACTTCCATAGGCTCTAGAAAGTTTTGCATAATATGTTTCAAGATCGGTTAGACCAGTAGAACCAATCTTATTTACACCATCTGCATATTCAAATACAGTCAGTTTATGGTGTGAGAATGAAGGACTAGTAACTACAGTACTATTTGGTTGAGTATAAACTGTTCCAAACTCATCTCCATCAAAAACAGAGAACTGCCAGAAATAACATGCTCCAGTAATTCTAAAAATTGCAGAATTTTCTACATTATCATCAGTTGGATTTGGAACATAAAGAGGGCGTATTTTGGTTTTTCTTAAATCCAAACCAACAATAGATGTTCCACGAGGAACAATTACTCCACCATTTACACTATTATACTTATATAAGTCATTGGTAGATTGTGTTAAATCAAAATTAGAATCTAATGTTAAACTCAAAGAGTCTATGGCAGAAATACCAACTCCTGGTCGGTTATCGATGACATGCTCACCAGGCATCAAAAGAATTGTAGTCTTCTCTACCTCATCATTACTATTTCCTTTTACATAAGAAAATCTTGCAGACTCTAATAATGCTCTCTGAAGAGTTTTAAATGGTCTTGCGAGTGAATTACCCTGATTACTAATACTATCAGTTGAGTCCAAATCCGAAGGACTTACATATAATATACGACCCTCAGTGTTCTTAATAATGGAATCTAATTTGTTCAGAGGCATTGTATTACTGCTTCTATACTATTTGCTATAATTTATTTATCCTAGCAAATCTTCTTCACCATTATAAAATGCTTGTATGTCTTCTGGTAAATTTTCTGGATTTAATATCTCTATGGGGTCAAAGCAAGGATGGCAATTTTCCAATATCAAATAGTTAGAACCTTTGTAAATATCATCTACTGAATACTCTTTATTTTCTTCTGCTTCTTGTACTATTTCATAGTCATACATATAACCTTCTGGCAAATCATCGAAGGTAAATGGAACATCATTCAAGAAGAACATTTTCACTATAACTTTATGATCGTTATACCAACAGTTCTTTGTCGTTACTGTATAAGACATAACATTCTGTTTAATTTTATTTATTTCCAAGAAAAAAGGTTCCCGCACCACCAGGAACCTTATAATCACCACTTACCCATAGGAGAAAACCCATAATATCAATATCGATTCTCGCAGAGTGACTTTACTGATAGTGGGGCAAACTCCTTCCCCTGAGTGCGAGTAGGGAGACTTGAACTCCCACGACCGTGATGGTCAACAGATTTTCTTACCACTACAAGTTTCCTTGCCCTTACGGTTTGTGGTCTGGACTATCCCTTCACCATACCTTTCGGTTTAGGTGCTCCCCGTCTAGTCTCTACACCTTCATCTTACGATGCTTGGCTCGGGATTGCCATTTTACAGGTTTCCCCGAATTTGAGGAGTTACACTCATAAGATTTCTCAAATGAGGCTCAATTTTCTAAGTCTGGTGTGTCTACCGATTCCACCATACTCGCAAGGTGGGTGATGAGGGATTCGAACCCCCGACATCCTCCGTGTAAAGGAGACGCTACTACCGCTGAGCTAATCACCCGATGGGACAATCATAACACTCAGAG